GGAAGTTGGTAAGCGAAAGACAAGGGGCAAATGTAGCGGGGAAGGTATCAAAAACACTACCCCACTGAGAATAACCCTGAGCCGTCGCGCTAACAGTGGCCGAAACGGTTGAAGCAATACAAGGCACGACAAGCAAACCAAGAGGGGCGCGAATTCCACTCTGCACGAGTTGCGAGAATGATGAACCAGAAGCAATGTTGTTGTAGTTATTCGTAATCACGTTTTCGTAAACAATACGCTTATTCATGTTCTGCTCAAGGTACATTCTTCCTTTTTCAGGATCGATTTCAATAAGTGAGTAGTAGGCACGACATGCCGACATACCACTAGAATAGGAGGGGATTGCCGTTCCTGTAATAGTCTGAGCAGGAGATTTAGCAATGTAGCAACCCGCCGTAATTGTAGTAGTCGCTGCAGTAAGGGCTGCTCCGGTAAAATTAACGGTGATAGGACACGTGTTTGTAAAAGTGGATGCTGACTGTCCTGTGTAATAATGAGAGCCTACCGTCTGAGGGGTTCCTGCTACGGTAACGGCCACGCTTCCAGTATTGACATAGAGACGAAGCAAAATGTCCATTTTCTTCATGAGTCCCATCTGAGCCATAACGTCACAAAGATCCTTAACGCGAATGACGGCGTAATCGTACCAAATTGAAGTATTAGATTGAATTTCAAAAAACGGACGAAGTTCAGTGTTCAACTGTGCTTTAGTAATAAGATTTGAAAACCCGTTGGCAGTGGCATTTGTAGTGTCAATGTATCGACCGACCCTCTGGCGAATTGCATCATTCACACATCCCACGTTCTGAATTCCAGCAACTGATTGCGTTCCTAAACTAGGGATCAATGTAGTTGATCCTGGCGTGTTGTAAAATGGGCGATTGTTAGTAAGATAGGAGCCGGATTCTCCGTTTGCGCTTCCTGCTCCGGTTTCGTATACCATAGAGGCGGTTGAGTCTAGCACATCACTGAATCCTAGAGTAGTTCCCTGATTCAGCAGGTCATTAGCAGTCATCTGCGAAAGCATCTTAAAGTGCTTGTAAATTGAAATATATGGTTGCATATCGCTGACCGTTTTACCGTTTGCGACGACTTCAATTTGATGGATCAAATGAGCAAAGTTTGACTTGAGAGACACTCGAGCAAAAGCATCAGCAGGGGAAGCGATCTGGGTAGGTGTATTATTGGCATAAACGGCCGTCATGACAATGGGAATGGTTAGAAAAAGATCCGATGCATCTGAAAACCCCGAAGAGTTGTAAATGCTAGAGAGATCAAATTGAACAAGTGAAAGACCGTTGTTATTGTACACGCCCGAATTAATATCATTGATATACGAAAAGGTCTTACTCTTGTAGGGAGTAGCGTCTTCTAAACTTTGAGGATCACATGCCTTCTCAAAAGCGTAATTGTCGCTATGCATACTCATATCTTAGAATGAGAAAATAATTATCAGAAAACTACGTTTTCCGAACCTTTCCTTTAAAGGAGGAACCTTGGTTCCCTATAGCCTCCGAATTTAGCACATAAATAGTTATATTTTATTTTATCTAATAGTTATATATGAAGTTTCCGAAGAATCCGTTTCAAGATCGAATCAACGCTTTAAATGCTAAAGATATAGACGAAGGGCTTAAAATGGAAAGGTTATTAAGAACTCCAGAAATAACTAAAGACCCACATGATGTGAATAGTGCTGTGTTCCCACGTTTTGATTTTCCTAAAGTAAATACTTTATCGGCGTCCGAATTAAGCATGAAAGACCTTATTGATGAACTACAAAGCCAAACCATTTTAAACAACAATATAGCGCCCTACGTGAAAAAGGAAATCAAAAGTGAAGTCACTGCTGAAATGATTAAGGACTTTCAAAATGAAAACGCTAAACCAGTTGAGGTTAACGGCGTTCTATACAAGTTTAGACCGCCAGAGGTAGACATTGATTTACAAGAAGTTCCTCCCGAGTTTCCTAGTTTAGCAACTTATCAAGCAGAAATACGACGATTTGCCGGGCCTGTTTTTCGTAAAATAGAAGAAACTCAGAAACAAATTCAAGCAATTGATGCAAGAAATAACTACTATTTTAATGAATACCGAGAAGGCAGAATGGCGCGAGAAGACTACTATGACTTTTTAGATGCAATTGAACCACAACAAAGAACCTTATATGAAGAATTAAATGAATTAGAATTGACTCGTGCCAGTATGGAAAAGGATTATTTTGGATACGACGAAATCAGGCAGGAATATGTTGCTAATGCAGAAAAAATAAAGGCTGAAAACAAACGGGCCCTCTCCAATTATGAGGATGAACTGAAATCACGAAATACTGGTCAATCAAGGCCACAGGGAGAAGATGAGACGGATGAAGAGTACAAAGAACGACTTCTTGCCACTGGAAAACAAATTGTTGATCCTGCCACGGTACAAGTTCAAGCACAAAGTTATTTATTTAGCACCATGAAAGACCGTTTAAGTGAAATGCTACAAGCCTATAAAGTCGAAGCAGTTCTTAACCAGATCATTAAAGTGGATGGTTATGAAGGACTACAAGTGATCAAGGACAGATGGCCTTCACTAAAAAAGAAATTAATTGATACTTTTGGAGACTTGCGACGGGTTGGTAGTACAGATTCGATTGCTTTATTTTTTTTAAATGAAACTCCCGAAAATGCAAAACTAGTTCCCCCTGTATCTTATGCTTCACCTCCTTCTTATGGTTTTCCGTCGACTCCTTCTTATGCTTCACCTCCTTCTTATGGTTTTCCGTCGACTCCTTCTTCTACAGTTAAAAGACCTGAACCATCATATCGTTTTACAGAACCCATACCCTCAATCCCAAGAAATCTGTTTACATCTCAAGGTCCTTCTCAAGAAATTGTTTCTTTTGAAAAATTTGATACATCTCGACCCATGCCAATTGAACTGTTTCAAAACGCTAAATTAAAGGAATTATTAGCAACAAATGGATTTAATTATGAAATTGGAGACTCTGAACAATCCAAAGCAATTAATTATGCCATGGCATTACAAAAAGGCTTAATTCCAGACCTTCCAGATTTGCTTCCAAAAAGTGAGATTATAAAAATGAGTTTATCTCAGTTACAAAATTATTTGTCAGAAAGAAAAATTACAGGAGCACGAGGTGGAGACCCGAAAAAACAATCTGATAAATCTATTTTATTGCAAATGTATGATAGATATGCATCACGTGAATTAAGAGGATCCGCTTTCCAAAGCGGAACCAAAGGGATGCTTTCCAAAGGAGGTCGTGACCCCTTAGCCCCCGATGAACCTGGGAAGGTTCGCGATATTAAAACACGTTTCGCAATTATCGATGGAGAAATTCAAGCCGGTAATAACGCTCCCCAGTTGATTCGTGATGCTCGAAAACTTCTTAAGGAAATGGTGACACAAAAAATGGTAACTTTATACGAAGCCCAAACTCATTTAAAACATTTGCGTAAAATGAATAAAATTTGAACCCCTAAGTTTAGGAAAGGTTCGGAAAACTTAGTTTTCTGAGAAATTATAATCTTATCATAATATTATGAGCGCCTGGATCCAACACGTTAAGCGATTTCAAGAAGCCAACGGATGTTCTTACAAAGATGCCCTGAAACATGCTAGTGCAACGTATCAAAAGGGATCTGGGTTTGGTAAATATGACCCAAATAATCAACAGTATCACACTACTGGAGGTAATCTTAAAAAAGCATCAAAGGCCCAACTTAAGCGTCTTGTTGGGGCTTTAGGAGATAAAGCCGTTAAAAAAATAGTAGGAATGGGATCGATCGGCCAAATGCTTAAAGAAAGTGCCGCTAACAATACTGTTCGTTTGATGGATTCGGGTACTAACCGCGCCACTTCTGAAATGGAAGGTGGAAACCTTAAAAAAGCATCCAAAGCACAACTCATACGTCTTGTCGAAGCACTTACTGATAAAGGAATTTCGAAATTGTCTGGTATGGGATCGATCGGCCAAATGCTTAAAGAAAGCGCCGCTAACAATACTGTTCGTTTGATGGATTCGGGAACTAACCGCGCCACTTCTGAAATGGAAGGCTCTTCCGTTAATCGTCTCAAGAAGGCAAACAGGTGGCAAACTTTTGTAGATTCAACTTTACGTGATACAATCGACACCGGAGCAAAAGCAGGACGTGTTTACTACGACACTACTAACCCCCTAGCACAGATGGGCTTTGGACTTAAAAAGCATAAAAAATTGTCGGGTCGTGCTTTGGTCGCTGCAGGTTACTAGGGTCCTTTTTGTTCATTATATTTTTTTGTATCCGTCCATTCTGTATTATTATATTTAAACCAATTTTTTTATCATGTTATTTATATGAAAGGAAAAGGTGTTTCTGAAACTAGAGATAGTATGCTACAAAATTCAAAAAAATACGGCAAAGGCATTGGTCAAGTTCAGCATTATTTCAATCAGTTTAATTTAGAAGAGGCTGGGTTGCCCAGTAATGTTAAGGCTATTTTAGAACGCAAGAATGATGCCGTGGTAAATTCAATCACTATCGGTCGAAACCCAGTTCAGTCTGCTATTCAAGGCATTCTAAAAACTGTATCTACAGTACCATATGACAATCTTTTTCATTTATTTTTAGTTTTCAACACCAACAAGGGACAGGTTTTGATGGAAAAGAATGCTAGAATTAACATGAGTACTAGCATTCCAAAAATGTATGAATCTATTTCTATCACAAATGTACCACATTACACGATCAAAGAATATGTTGCCAAAACAAAAGCCTTTATGGGAGACAAATTTATTCCTTACCATCCTTCGAGTAATAACTGCCAAGACTTTATTCTTTCGGTTTTAAAATCAAATGGAATCGGTGAGGGTCACGATTTTGTCAAGCAAGATACAACCATGATCTTCAAAAATAAGGGGTGGCTTTCTAATCTTGCACATTCTGTAACAAATCTGGGAGGCTATGCTGATGTAGTTCTTCAAGGAGGATTAATCAAACTGGTAAAACAAATGAAGGCTGGGAATTTGAGTAATGAATTGACAAATTCAGATATTGATGAGTTGGTTCATGAGTTAAAAATACCCAATTTTCGCGGTTGCTTTATTCGCAATAAGACACCTTCTTTGAAAGTGGGTGAATCATGTATCTTGAATCTAAACGGTCAATCTCATTGGACCGCACTTATAAGGTTACCTGACGGATATTTTTATTTTGATTCATACGGCGTGATCGGTCCTATGGATCTAGATAAACTCGACTACATCTATAGTGAAACCGATATACAGTCTTTGAATTCAACCGCGTGTGGCTTTTTTTGTCTCGGATTCATTATCAGCATGAATCGTGGAGGTGATGGTATGAAGATGTATCAACAATACATTGACGCGTTTCGTGGTCCTGAGGCTAATGATTTGACCCTTAGAAAGAGATTCAAGTTCTAACTCCGCTTTCCAAAGCGGAACCAAAGGATAAGAGGTATAGGGTCACGACCCTTGTACGTTAAACCTAGGGTTTAGATCATTTAATAAAGTAGGTTCTTGGGGTGTTCCACAGGTGTGAACC